CAAGGAACAACAGGTAGTCAAGGAACACAAGGAATACAAGGAATACAAGGAATTCAAGGAATTCAAGGAATTCAAGGAATTCAAGGAATTCAAGGAATAACAGGCAATCAAGGAACAACAGGTAGTCAAGGAATACAAGGAATACAAGGAATACAAGGAATACAAGGAATACAAGGAATACAAGGAATACAAGGAGCACAAGGAATACAAGGAACAACAGGTAGTCAAGGTACAACAGGTAGTCAAGGTACAACAGGTAGTCAAGGAGCAATAGGAGCACAAGGAGCAATAGGAGCACAAGGAGCAATAGGATCACAAGGAGCAACAGGAATACAAGGAGTACAAGGAGTTCAAGGATTTATTGGTTCGCAAGGCACAATAGGAACAGGAATTCAAGGTATACAAGGAATACAAGGAACACAAGCATCTATAACAGCAAACTCTATTACTGATGTAGAACTTGCTAGCGATAGTGTTACAACAATTAAAATATTAGATGGTGCTGTTACAGAAGCAAAGTTTTCAAGCGAACTACAAACGATTTTAGGAGAATTTGCTGATAGATTACTAGCTCTTGAAATAGGAATTACAAAACCACATGGTATTTTTGAAATAGCAAATGACCCAGATAGTGGTGATGAGTTTTTCGTTACAATGTCTTATTATGATGCTGGCGAGGATGCGAACGTTTATATATTTCAAAGTGAACAAGTAGGTGTTGGTGAAATTAAATATATTCCTTATAAATTACCTAATAATTTTGCAGTTATTGAATTTACTCTATATGTAGATGGTGATGGACTTGATTTAATTAGTTATGCTTTACCTAAATCCCCTGGTCATGAAAATGGAATAGTCGGCGATTCTCAAGACCAAAATAGTATTTTTTTTGGAATATTAAGAAACTATCATCAGTATATAATAATTTCTTTAACTCTAGATATATACGATAGTTAAATATTTAGAATCTGTGATGAGGCCAAAAATTAAGACTATTTATATTATCTTCAGTTGTGCGATTTTCGGCTTTTAAAATCTTTAAACATTCAAATAAATATTCAGGAACTGGTTTAATAGTTCCTCCTAAAAACTCATAAGTATAAGATTTACCATTTAATGTATTATAACTTGACGGAGGACATAATACACAAAATCCTAATATAAGACCACATTTAGTAATAACTGGGTCATTTCTAATGTCTATAACGCTTATTAATTTTTTTAATACATTATTACAAGTTTTTAACTCAGGATTATATAAACAATAAACATGAAAACCTTTTTTTGTTTTAACAGTAAAATAACTTTCAAAGTCGGGCACATTTTTACAGAATGTTTTATAAGCATATAAAGTATCAAAATCTAAAACTGTTATTCCACTAATTTTTCCAGTTAACACAGCATAAGATTTAGTATGCTTTGCATAAGCATTATATTCATCTATCCACGAAGAAACATTTAAACTTATATCACTAAGTGAAGGAACCAAGGTTCCCTCATACTCCCTCCTTAAACTAAGTTCCGCGTGAGGGGCAGTTCCCATTAAAGTATTATTTGCTTGTTCTGCAACTTTTTTTAAAACTTCCTTAGGAAAAGTTACTATTTTAACTTCTCTATGATTTCTAATTTCTCTTGTAATGTCGCAACCAATAAAATAAAATTGTTCTTTAAATAATTCTATAAAATTCATTATAAAATATAAGAATATTTTGTAATGAGTCTAAATGCTAATCTTTTATAGTCCATTATTTTCTCTTAAGTGTTCGACTTTTATTCACTTTTGTCTTAGTAAATTTATAGGTTATAGTTTTTTTAAAACCCTCTTTTGGAATATATCTAAAAAAGTTCATATTATAGAGTGTGGATTTACGCGAAAGTTCTTTGCTTTTAACTTTCTCGTATATTTTCACTTTTTCTTCGCGTATATCTTCCAATGTTTGTTGTTTTCCATAACAAGTTACACTAAATCGTTTTAATAATCCTTTTTGTTCTAAACGATTTTTGATTTGAACTTTAAATAAATATTCAGATAAACACAATAGTCGATTTTCATCATAATAAGGTCTATTTGCATAAATAAAAATCAAGTAAAAACTCAAAATGGTGTCTATTGAGGCCACTTTAATTTTGCGCCCTTGTAGTGTTATAACATTATAACTATGACAAGCAACCGTTTTATAAATAAACGCAATTGCATCATTATTAATAATTACTTCATAATGGTCGTCTATATATTCACCAATAGGCTTCTTTTTTCTAATTACAACATTCTTAAAGCCTTCATAATTAAGTTGTTCTTTTAATATTAATGCGCTTGACATAGGGTTTTCACTTAACATATCAAAATCAGGAATACTAGTAACTTGTGCTCGTTCTTTTTTGGGCATATATTGACTATATAGTGACGCAGCATATCCACCAAAAAACACTAATCCTTGATTTATAAATGATGCCTTACATATTTCATAAATTTTGTTTCGCTCTAAAATTGGACCATCATAATCTCTCTGAAATATTACATTTTTACAAAGTTCTCCTTTTAAAGGATAATTTTTATTTAATAAAATAATACGTTTCAATATTTTCTCCCACCGCGATACATCTCCCATAGGTCTCGACAATTCAACATACATAGCCATGCGTAAATAATTAGGAGGACAATAATTTATAGCATTTATTTTAATTGCTTTTTTAAACAAATTTTTAAATAAGTTTTTGTCTAAATAAGTTATATCAGCAATAGGTATAAAATTAACATATACTTTATATGTTCCGGGATGAACTGCTGATTTGGCTTCAACTTCTTCGTATCCAGCTTTATAATATATATTTGCTAACTTTGTAGCATATTCCATGGCTAATGGCGTAAAAAAATCATAATCAGGTATTTCAATATCTTTGTTATAAAATCGGTCTTGTTCTGGTAATATATTATTAACTGCTGTTCCGCCATAACATAATGTATTATGTGTTCTTAAAAACTCTTCTAATATTTCTATTATTTTTTTAATAGTATCAGATTGGGCTAATTTTTTTCCTACTTCATAACTTGCATTGTCAATCGCTTTTCTTAATATTTTTAATTCTTTTTCTTCAAAAGAAGTCATAATAACATATATAACATAGTATGTTATTATAATATTTTTATAATGTTATTTTTTATAATCTTATTTTTATAATCTTATTTTTATAATAATGTGCTTTTTACAATATTACGGTGCTAAAAGAGTTTGTATTCTTGCTGCTATATCTCTCTCAGGTCTATGACTTGTAAAAGGAATAATCGCAAATTGTAATGGAACATTTGTAATTAAATGATCCGATTTCATATTCCACGAATAGTTTCCTTTGATCTCAAATTGTTTATTATATTCTATTAAATTTGCATCAACAGTTTGATATTTCATAGCAATTGCATTACATCCATAACCATACGATGAAGCAAATTCATCATTGTATACTGAATTATTTAATGTTGGTAATACTATTATAAAACTTCTTTTTGTTACATCTATAAACTGATTAGTTTTACCAACTATTTCCTGGTATCTATAGGTTTTACAATATTCACCTTTTCCTTTTAAACTAATATATTTTTTTAACTTAGATAATTGTTCATTTGTTTCTAATATATTATTTGATGGATAAAAATCACATATAATAATAATTGTTTTATGTAAATCTTCCATTTTAACATTTAATATAGTTCCATTAGTATAATTATGTTGTTTCATTAATTTAAATGTTTCTACACCACCCGTAGTTGGTTCTAGATGAAGTTCAAATAATCTTCCAATTTTTTCTAACATTGTTAAATTTGTACTCATAATTCTAAAATTTAAAATTAACGGATCTCTATAACAATTTGTATTAATTGCATTAAAAGCTTTAGAAGTAATAGTACTTAATACTTCATCTAATGTTAAAGAGTTATATGTTTCTTTAATATAATTACTATTTGCAGTCGACGAAGCAATAATTGGTTCATTATTATATGAATAAATTTCAAAATCTAAAAATCTACAACCATTTTTTATAGTCTTTTCTAAAGCACATAAATTTACAAAATTATTCTTATATCCATCACCACAGCAACAATTATATGCACTTTTAACATAGTAATTTTTTAATATAGAATTAGATATATCAAATTTACTATGGTTTGAAGTTGGATCACTTATTTGAACAATATTAGCACTTGTAAAATAAGATCGTCCAATATTTTTCTTATAATATTTTTCCAATCTACTACAAGTTCGTTTTTCAAGATCCAATCTGTGATATATCCATCCAAATAATATTAATAATATTACAATTATAATAGCCATTGTTATATAAAAATAGATTGCTGTTGTAGAGGTTCCATCTGGAAAAAAACTAAGTGCTATATTAGTTGATGCTTTTGTAACTTCATACATTTTTTTTAAAACCGTTTTAGACTTTGTAAATTTTAATGATTCAGATGATTCTGACATTATTTTAAGTAATATAATATTTATATATTAAAACATTAAATTTTAACTAAAATAATTTAGTAATAATTAATAATAAAATAATAAAATAATAATTATAATAAAATAATAATTAAAATAATAAAATAATAATTATAATAAAATAATAATTATAATAAAATAATAATTATAATAATTTAATATTAGTATAAAATTATTATAGTATATTAAATATTATACTATGGCAGGTGGATTATTAAACTTAGTAGCAGTTGGTGATTTAAATATTATTTTAACTGGCAATCCCACCAAAAGTTTCTTTAAATCCACATATTCAAAATATACTAATTTTGGATTGCAAAAATTTAGAATAGATCAAATAGGACAAAAAGAATTGGAAGTTGCAAAACCAACAAAATTTAGTTTTAAAATAGAGCGTTATGGTGACTTATTAATGGATACTTATTTAGTAGTAAAATTACCAAATATATGGAGTCCTATGTTATATTATGATAAATATAGTGATATTAGTGCTGTTTATAGACCATATGAATTTAAATGGATTAAGCATATTGGGTGTCAATTAATAACAGAAGTTGTTATAACAATTGATGGAATAACTATTCAAAAATTTAGTGGTAATTATATACAAAATGTTGTTGAGCGTGATTTTGATAAACATAAAAAAGACTTATTTGATATTATGACAGGAAATATTAGTGAACTAAATGATCCGGCAAATTTTAATAATAGAAATAATAATTATCCAAATGCATTTAATATTAATGGAACCAATACTGCTATTAGCGGAATTGAACCATCTATAAGAGAATATAATTTATATATACCAGTTAGCAGTTGGTATACTATGGCATCATTTATGGCACTACCATTAATATGCATTCAATATAGTAAGTTAGTTATTGATTTTACATTGCGACCACTAGAAGAATTATTTACTATTAAAAATGTATTGTATGATATAAGTATAAATGCAAATAAAATAAGTACTTATAATAATATACCTCATATATATCCAAGTCAAACAACATTAGAATATCAATTTAATAGATTTATTAATCCACCTCCAACAAAAAACTTAGATATATCTGTAAATACTTATATAAATTTGACAAATAGAATAAATAGTAATATTCATTTATTATGCACTCAATGTTTTCTAGATAGTGGTGAGCGCGAAATGTTTGCCAAAAATAGTCAAAGTTATTTAATTAAAGAAATTAAAGAATATGAGTTTGAAAAAGTGATTAAGACTAATAAAATTAAATTAGAATCAAATGGTTTAATTAGTAGTTGGATGTGGTATTTTCGGAGGAGTGATGTAAAAAATAGAAATGAATGGTCTAATTATACTAATTGGCCTTATGAAGATAGCATTCCAAATGATTTACAAAAAGTAAAAATAAACTCTAATTTTGAATATTATAGTCCAAATGTTAGCTATTACACTGATATTTCAAAAAATATTTATTATACAGGTTATACTCCTACTGTTTACGAACAACAAAATTTTTGTGAAATTATGAAAAATTTTGGTATAATATGTGATGGTAAGTATCGAGAACAAACTTTTGATAGTGGTGTATTTAGCAAAATAGAAAGATATAATAAGTCAAATGGTTCATCTTCAAAAGTGGGATTGTATTTTTACAATTTTGCGTTAACAACAGACCCTTTTAAAATACAACCAAATGGTGCATTCAATACAAATAGATTTAAAACTATTGAATTTGAATACAATAATTATAATAATCCACCAATTGATATTAGTAATGTTAATTTTACAACAATATGTGATCCTGAAACAAACGCAATTATAGCAACATCAAAAGACCCAACAAGTATATATAAATATTATTATAATTTGTATGTGATTGAAGAAAAATATAATGTGTTATATTTCCAAAATGGTTTTGGTGGTCTACGAAATGCAAGTTAATATTA